ATACAGACAGGCAAGAAGCCCTTGTTCACACTTACTACATTACTAAGTCTGAGCTTTACGCCCGTCTGTATTCTCATCCCAAGCGCGAGCAGATTGTTAAGCGCATATCAACCAGCGTTCACACAAAGACTGAAGACTTGCCAGAAGGTGTTGACCGCATCATCATGTCGCAGTCAAACCCAACCATCTACGGTAACGTCAATCTAGACTTGTTCGGCATGAACCGCTACAAAGCGCGGGTAGCTGAAGAAACAGTCAAGATGCACGAACTGTGGGTCTGGAATGATGAGACAGAAGATTATCAAGTCATCACAATGGCTGACCCCGATGTGTTCATCTACGACCGCCCCGGAAAAGAAATCTTCCTCAAAGGCGAATTGCCCTTTGTCCAAATCTGTCCTAACCCTCAATTTGATTATTACTGGGGTCAGTCAGAAGTTCAGCGCCTTGTCTTCTTGCAACAGTTACGCAATAACCGCATGACTGAAATTCTTGATTTGCTTGCCAAGCAAGTTGCGCCGCCTACTGCACTGACAGGCTTTACAGGCATCTTGGACGAGAAGAATTTTGCTCTCAACCGCGCTGGCGGCTTGCTTGCAACCGATATGCCCAACGCCAAGGCTGAACGGCTTGCCCCCGAAATGCCCTCATCTCTTTTTGAGGTCATTCATGAATGTGATGCCATGTTCTCTGAAGTCTCTGGCATCTCAAGCATCTTGCAGGGCAAGGGAGAAGCAGGGGTTCGCTCCTCTGGTCACGCCTCTCAGCTTGCCAGACTTGGCTCATCTCGCGCCAAAAAACGGGCGCTCATCGTTGAAGACAGCTTGGAAAAAGTGGCAACGCTGTATCTCAAGCTGATGCAAACGTATGACAAGACACACTTTACAGACGAAGAGGGCAATAAGTTTATCCCTGAGCAATTTACCCGTGACTATGTGGTCAAGGTAGACGCTCACTCTAACTCGCCCATCTTTACTGAAGACTTGCGCCAGCTTGCCTTTAACTTATTCAAAGCCCAAGCCATTGACAAAGAATCTCTGCTTGACTTGCTTGAGCCTCCGATGAAACAATTGCTCAAAGATAGGCTGCGGAAAAAAGAACAAATGGCAGCAAATCAGCCTCAACAAGCGCAGCCCCCGGCAAAAGGCAAACCAGATTTGAAAGCACTCTGATGGCAACAGGACCGCAATTAACCCCTAAAGCCGACCAGCCCCGCGTGACAACGGGTGAACTTGGTCGGGCAGAACGCGCTGGCGCGGGTGGGCAGTTGCAGTACAAGAATGTTGATGTTAGAGTTAACCCTGCAAAACAAGCAATGCGCTCAATGAGAGCAATCAAACGAACATAGGAGTACATGATGTACGGCAAAAAAGCAAAACGCGGTCGTAAGTCCTGTCGCTAAACAAAGTTTCCCCGAAAGGGAAATGGGTGTGGCTTCCTTCCCAACTCAAAAGGTCGCCGCCTTCAACCAATGGAGAAGACTATGCGTAAAGCTCGTAAAGGTCGTAAGAGCCGCAAGTAATTTAGAGGGGTTCGCCCTTCTAAGTTGCGCGGTTTGACCGTTCAAATTCCTTCGGGGGGCTGGAATCTAAACTTGCTCCCCACTTGACAAACTACAATAGTCTGATTAAATCAGGATTATTGGGATGATAAAGGGAAGCTATGGCAACGTCAGATAACGCAATGATGGATTTGATTCGCTCACAAAAAAGCGGTGCTGGTGCGCCTCCTATGCCATCTCCAGAAGCATCAATGTCTGATGCGGCAACTCCTCCAATGTCTTCTCCCATGTCTACGCCTGAACCCAGAATGGGAAACAAAGAAGGCGCTTTGGTCAACATAAGTATGGCAATGGACTTGATTGAACAAGCCCTGCCAAGTCTAGGAAGCGAATCCGATGAAGGTCAAAAAGCGCTTGCCGCCATTCGCGCCTTGACCGGGTTGCTCGGACCAAAGAAACAGAAAACTGGCGAACTCCAGCAATCTGAAATTATTCAGATGCTCCAAAATTTGCCGAAAGCTGGCGGCGCTACGCCAGAAGGTCGTGCAATGTCTCAAGCCCCGGTCGTTCCAAATTTACCGCCAATGCCGGGCGCAGCCCCTAGCCCCATGTCAATGCCGGGCGCTGGCGGCGGTGCTTCTCCTCAACCTACCCCAATGTAAGGAATCATCATGGATTTGTTCAAACCCCGTGGCGCTAACAACCCACGTCGCCCCACAGACAACAACCAACAAAATGGTGTTGTAACCAACACTCCTCGCTTCTCCCAACTGGGTGGCTTGGACTCGCCTAACGCAACCGGACCAAAGAACAAAATGCAAGTTCAAAAGCCCGGTGACGGTAAAAAAGTAATCTAAGTCAAATAGGGGATAACTATGAGTTTAGAAGATATGTCGTTTGAGCAGCGTGACCAGATGGCTATGCTGATGCGTGACCTTTCTGATAATCCTGCAACACGAAAAGACATTCTGCGCTTGACCAAAAAAATCAAGCCAGATTTAGTCATTCCTGAGCTGGATATTGAAGACCACACTTCTTCTGCTGTTACAAGAGTTCATCAAGAGCTTGACCAGATGAGAGCAGAAAGACGTGAACAAGAAGCGCGTGAAGACCTCAACAATCGCAGAATGAAGCTGATGAAAAAAGGCTTTATTCAGAACGAAGAAGACATTGAACAAGTTGAAAAAATAATGCTTGAAAAGGGCATTACGAATCACGAATCGGCTGCTGAGTACTGGCAATGGATGAAACAATCTGCTGTACCCACGCCGACAGGCTACAACCCAAGCGCAGTTGCTAAATTCGATTTAGGTAAATACTATAAGAATCCAGTAATGGCTGCACGGGATGAAGCCGCAAAAGCACTTAATGAGTTGCGTAGAAATCCGCGACCCATTGGTTTGTAACAGGGGATATTTTTTTCTAGGAGATAACCATGCCTATTGGTGGCGGTATCGTTCCAGCAACGGGTTCAACTCAGTACACCGAGTTAACTTACGTCACAAGACGTGCGTTCATCCCGAAACTGGTCGTTCAACTTTACAACTCTACGCCTTTGATGGCGGCTTTGATTGCTAACAGTCAAACTGCTTCAGGTGGTGTTTCTTCCGTAACCGTTCCCGTTCAGGGCGCTCAGTTTGTTAACGCTCAATGGTCTGACTACTCTGGTTCATTTAACCAGCCTTCAGTCCAGCAAGGCGCTTTCAATGCTGAATTTGACCTGAAGCTGATGATTGCCCCTGTACCGTTCCTCGGTATGGAAGGCGCTGTTCAGCAAGATGCTGCAATCATTCCCTTGATTGAAGCCCGGATGAATGACGCAACCAACGTGATGATGGATGCAATGGCAACTGCCTTGTATAACAACAGCACAAACACTCAACAGTTCACAGGACTTCCTGCTGCCGTTAGCGCCTCTGGCACTTATGGCAACATCAGTCGTTCTGCATATAGCTGGTGGCAGTCAAAGTCTTACTCGGCTGGTAACGTCAACCCAACTCGTCAGAACATCCTGCAATACATTTCTGGTACTGTGAAAAACGGTGCTGAAGTGCCTAGCTTTGGTGTTTGCGGTTTTGGTACTTGGACGCTGTTGGCTCAAGACTTTGTTGGTCAAGAACAATACGTTATTACCCCCGGTCACGGGTTCGATGGTGACGCTAACGGTCCTCAAGCTGCTTTCCGCGCCTTGATGGTTGCTGGTGTTCCAATCTATCCAGACCCCTACTGTCCAGAAGGTACGGTTTACTTCCTGAACACTAACTATCTGTCTCTGTACGTCCATGAGCAAGGTTCGTTTGTGTTTACTGGTTTTGAATCAACACTTCCCAACTGGCAAATTGGTTATGTTGGTGCTGTGCTGATGATTGCGGAAATGGTTTCGACCAAGCCCAAATCAATGGCAGTAGTGTCTGGTTACAACTCTTTGTCACTATAAGGAGCAATAAACCATGTCATTAAGCACGAATAAAATCATTCTGTCAGGCGCACAAACCAATACGGCGGGTGCGTATTTCTTAACCACAACCATCACGTCTACCAGTACTGGCAACGGCACTGTTATTCCTGCTGGCGTGTATATCATGTTCCCACAAGCAAACACTTCTGTGATTGCTTACAACGGCTCTACTAATGCAACCGTAATGCTTGCAAACGTAGGTGGCGTTGTTCTCTCTGATGGTGTGAACGTCTATGCCAAGTCAACACAAACTGCTGATACTGTGACTCTGTTGGCAACCAACGGTGGTCAGAACGTCTCTAGCACTTACGTCAGTTAAGGAGATAACATGGCTAACGCTGATTCAGTCAGTCAGTTTAATCTTGATAGTTTTAGCAATGGTCGTATTGGTGTAGTTAAAGCAACTACACTTAATACTG